AGCTGATGGTTCAGAGCTTGGCTACGAAGAAGAAGAAACGGAGTTTTAAAATGAGTGAGTCAGATATTACTGATTGGAAATATGTAGCAGAAAGTGGAACCTATGATGTTTCTTTGCTATCTCCTGAAGCGCAGTTTGCGTTTCAAATGTTAGTTGATCTTGATAAAAGACAAACTGTTATGAAAGAAAAAATTGCTAGTTTGCAAAAAGAATATGCAATTATGGCAGCAGCTAGTGTATCTTTTAATAGTACTGTATCATCAAATCTTAACAAAGATGCATTGATTGATATTGATACAGATGAGCCAGAACTTCCTGATGTAGAAGTACTTGAGGATACTTCTAAAGAGATCTAGCCTTCCATTCGGGTCACCCTCCACTGCGGGGGGTGTCCCTCACTTCTTTAATATAATTCGGAGAAAGCAATGGCTTTTGTTAAGTTTCATGTTGCATGTCCTGCATGTGACAGTAGTGATGCTGTGAGCGTAAATGATAATGGATCAGCAAAATGTTTTAGTTGTGGAACATTCTTTCCAAACTATGAAGAACCTGATAGTGTTGTACAGAAACCTGTACATTTAAATGAAGTATATCGGAGAGAGAATATTACTATGTCAAGCCCTGTTATATCACAAGATTCTTACACAGGTGTCTTTGGAGATCTAAGAGATAGAGGTATCTCTGAAGATACAGCAAGACATTATAATGTTAGAGTAACATATAATTCTGATGGAGAAATAGATAAGCATTATTATCCTTATTATGCTAACAATGAATTAGTTGCACATAAGATTCGTAAAGTAAAAACAAAAGGTTTTACTAGCCAAGGTAAGATTCAAGAAGCTGAGTTGTTTGGACAGACTCTTTGTAATCCTGGTGCTAAGTACATTACGATTACAGAAGGTGAGTGTGATGCTATGGCAGCTTACGAACTTACTGGTAGCAGATGGCCTGTTGTATCTATTAAGAATGGTGCACAGTCAGCAGCAGCAGATGTTAAAAAGAATCTTGAGTTTCTTAGTTCGTTTGAAAATATAATTGTTTGTTTTGATTCAGACAAAGCAGGAAGAGATGCAGCCAAAACAGTTGCAGGGTTATTCCCGCCTAACAAAGCAAAGATAATGACATTACCAGCAGAGTTTAAAGATGCTAATGACATGCTTAAAAAAGCACAACATAAAAAGTTTGTTGATTGTTTTTGGCAAGCAAGGACTATTACACCTGCGGGTATTATTAGAGTATCAGAAAAGTTTAGTGCTTGGAAAGACCGTACAGAAAAAGAAAGCATACCTTATCCTTGGGGGCTACTTAATGAAAAGCTACAGGGCATTCGCAAGGGTGAGCTAGTAACTGTATGTGGTGGTACAGGTCTTGGTAAGACCAGTGTAACAAGAGAGTTAGAGCATTGGATTCTTAATAACAGTGAAGACAATATAGGCATTATTGCACTAGAAGAAGATTGGAGGCGTACAGTAGATGGTATTCTTGCAATTGATTGTAATGAAAAGATCCATTTAGAAGAAGTCAGAGCTAAGTATACAGAAGAAGAACTAGATAATCTTTATCAAAGAGTATTATCCAATGACAAACTCTTTATTCATTCACACTTTGGAATCAATACTGTAGAAGAAATCTTTGCAAAGATACGCTATTTAATTGTAGGTTGTGAATGCAAATGGATAGTACTTGACCACCTGCATATGCTTGTATCAGCTTTAGAAGGTGGTGATGAAAGAAGATTAATAGATAATATAATGACACAGCTTCGTAGTCTTGTAGAAGAAACAGGTGCAGGACTTATACTTGTATCTCACTTGCGTAAGATAGAAGGTAATACAGGACATGAGAATGGTGCAGAAGTAAATATTAGTCATCTCCGTGGTAGTGGTGCTATTGCACAACTATCAGATTGTGTGATAGCTTTAGAAAGAAACCAACAAGCTGAAGACAAAACTGAAGCCAATACAACCAGGATTAGAATCTTAAAGTCTAGGCATACAGGCGAAGTAGGTTTAGCAGGTAATCTTTTGTATGATTCTATATCAGGAAGATTAGTAGAGACTGAGTTTACAGATACACTTATAGATGACATACCTTTTTAACGGAGCAAAAATGTTTTACAAAGCTATAAAAATACAACAAGATTACAAAGAAGATAGACAGGCTTATTTTATTGTAGAAAAAGATGGTTCTATTTTAAGACAAGTAGAAAAAAAAGTCTTAAATGATGATCAAAAAATACAGATAATTAATCTTACAAGAAAAGGTTGGTTAGTAAAAGACATTTCAGAACTATTAGGAATAGCAGGATCTACAGTGTACAGGTATAGAAGAGAAGCAATAAAATGAATTTAGTTTTTGATATAGAAACAGACGGCCTCAATGCATCAGTTATCTGGTGTATTGTGGCTAAGGATATAGACACAAAACAAGTATATTCTTTTTCTCCTTCTAATATAGAAGAAGGGATTGAGTTGTTGGCAAAATCTAAAATACTTATAGGTCATAATATTTTAGGGTTTGACATACCTGTGTTAGAAAAACTCACTGACATATCTTTTAAAAACAAAAAGATAATAGATACGTTAGTTCTTTCTAGATTAGCAAATCCTGAAAGAGATGGACATGCGTTAAAAGCATGGGGGTTTAAATTAAATTATCATAAAGGTCTTATGAAAGAAGAAGACTTTAAAGAATACACACCAGAAATGTTAGAGTATTGTATTAATGATGTTGAATTAAATACGTTAGTTTTCCGAGCACTGTTAACTGAGTTGACGGACTTTGATCAAGAGTCAATAAAGCTTGAGCATCAAGTTGCTAAAATATTAAAAGATCAAGAGCATCATGGTTTTATGTTGGATGTAGAAAAAGCGCATAAACTTTTGGCTACATTAAAACAAACTAATCAAGAGATTGTTAAAGAAGTACATAAAGTTTTCTTACCTAAAAAAGTTAAGTTAAAAACAGTAGTTCCTAAATTTAAAAAAGATGGTACATTATCTAAGCAAGGGTTGACAGAAGAAGAGTATGGATGCTATTCTAAAAAACATCCTACTCAAGTTCTTGTATTTGATAGATACAAAATACAAGACTTTAATTTAAATTCAAGAAAACAAATTGGAGAGTACTTACAAGATTTTGGTTGGAAGCCAAAGAAGTTTACTCCAACAGGGCAACCTATTGTAGATGAGTCAACGCTTAATGCAATAGAAGATATACCTCAAGCTAAATTAATTAGTCAGTTTTTATTGTTAAACAAACGTGTTGCTTTAGTAGATTCCTGGTTTAAAAATTTAAAAGGCAATAGAGTTCATGGATATGCAGTTCATAACGGTGCTGTTACAGGCCGTATGACGCATTTTAAACCCAACATGGCACAGATACCCGCTACTTACAGTCCGTATGGAAAGAACTGTAGATCTTGTTGGATAGTTCCTGAAGGGTATAAATTAATAGGCATAGATGCTAGTGGTTTAGAATTAAGAATGCTTGCACATTACATGAATGATAGGAGTTATACAAATGAAATACTCAACGGAGACATTCACACCGCTAATCAAAAACTTGCGGGAATTGAATCAAGAGATAAGGCGAAGACATTCATATATGCATACTTATACGGAGCAGGAAATGAAAAACTTGGCTCAGTGGTTGGAGGAAACAGAAAAGATGGTAAAAGACTTAGAGAATCTTTCCTTACTAATTTACCAGCACTTGCAAATCTCAAAGATAGAGTTGAACGAGCGGCGAAAAGAGGTTTCTTAAAAGGATTAGATGGTCGCAAAGTTACTATAAGATCAGAACATGCTGCTTTAAACACACTACTGCAAAGTGCAGGAGCAGTAATTATGAAGAAGGCTTTAGTTTTATTTGTGGATTCTATTAAACATTTAGATGCTCAATGTGTAGCTAATGTACATGATGAATGGCAGGTAGAATGTTTAGAAAAAGATGCAGAAGAGGTAGGTCAAAGAGGTGTCCAGGCTATTGTAGATGCAGGTATCTATTTTGATTTACGTTGTCCTTTAGATGGAGAATATAAAATAGGAGATAACTGGAGTGATACACACTAAAACAGATCCTAATAGAACTGGAGATCTAGCAGAGCATTATGCTATAACATGGTTGTGGGATAATGGTTATCAAGTCTTTAAGAACTGTGGATGCACAGGGCCTATAGATTTAATTGCTATAGATGAAGATGGAAACATTAAAAAAATAGATGTTAAGTCTTATAAAGATGGTAGACTTTCTTCAAGAACTCCTTTACAAAAAGCTATGGGTGTAGTGTATCTTCATTATAATTCTCTCACACGTAAATTAAGGTTTATAAAACATAGACATGAAAAAAGTAAACACAGTAGTTGAAGATATTTATAAAGTATTAGAGCCTTTATCTAATCAACAAATAGTAGATATCCCAGAAGAATTATTAGAAGAGCTAACTAATAATTTAAAAGAGTGTATTACTCATTGGGCTACACCGCAAGAAAACTCAAAGCAATATATCAGAATGTCTAATGTAGGTAGACCATTAAGACAACTGTACTTTGATCTTAAAGAAGAAAAGAAAAAGAAAGATCAATCAAATCCTTTTCTTTCTATTAGGTTTTTGTATGGTCATTTGCTTGAAGAAATTTTAATTTTCTTGGTAAAACTTTCTGGACATGTAGTAACAGACGAACAGAAAGAAGTTGTTGTAGATAATATTAAAGGACACATTGATTGCAAAATTGATGGTGAGGTTGTTGATATAAAGACTGCTTCTAACTTTGCATTTAAAAAGTTTAAGGAAGGTACACTTAGAGATGATGATCCCTTCGGCTATCTTGCTCAGTTAAGTGGTTATGAAGAAGCAGAAAAGTCTTCTAATGGTGGTTTCTTAGCTATCAATAAAGAAACAGGTGAGTTAACTTTATATCAGCCTGATGAACTTGATAAGCCTAATATTAGATATGAGATAAGCAAAGCTAAAAAAGCTATAGACCAGGATAATCCTCCTGAAGAAATGTGCTATGAGCCAGTACCTGAAGGTAAGGCAGGAAACATGAAGCTTCCTAAACCTTGTGTATATTGCTCTCATAAACATAAATGTTATTCTGATTTAAGAATTTTTAAATATTCCAAGGGTTTAACATACTTTACTAAAGTAGTTAATGAGCCTAGAGTAGAAGAGGTTTTATAATGCAACGTATAAATAAAAGTAAAAAGCAAAAGTTTAACAATGCGATAACCAAATTGATACAAGAGTGGTTATATTCTTTGTTACCTGAAGATCAGTTAAAACTTTTAACTCCTGAAAAAATTCAAGAGTTAATGCCAAAAGAACCTTATTTCTTTAGCCAAGGACAGATTAGAATAAATGCTTACACTTTAAAATGGTTTAGGAAAAAAATAAAAAAGGTTGTTAAAAAGTCTGATAAAACTTTAGAAACAATTACATTGAATGAGATAATGAATGCGTAAACCTAGAGTTAAAAGACCTAAAGAAAAAAATATACCTAAAGGTTATGATTCTAAATGGGAGTTTGAATTACATAAGAAACAATTAAAGACTTGGAGTTTACATAATAAGGCTGTACCTTATGTAGTAGAACATATTTATTGGCCTGATTTTATTAAAGTTATAAATGGTAAAACAATTCTTTTAGAATCTAAAGGAAGGTTTTGGGATTATCAAGAGTATAACAAGTATATTTGGGTTAAGAAAGCTTTACCTGATGATTGTGAATTAGTATTTTTATTTGCTTCTCCTTATGCACCTATGCCAGGAGCAAAGAAAAGAAAGAACGGTACTAAGTTTAATCATTCTGAATGGGCAACAAAAAATAAATTTAGATGGTTTTCAGAAAAAACATTTCCAAAGGAGTGGATGGAATGAGTATTAACGATGCAACACCAGAAGAGTGGAACAAACTTAGGACTAAACATGACGTAGAATTATCAGAGTGGGATGAGCCTAATGACCATCCTGTGTATAGTGATAAGTTTGTGCATGACGTATACACTCTTGAGTCTGAGATTAATAATAAAAACACACCTGATAATAGTTTAGGTAAATCGTATGCTGAATTAATAAATACTATGGTAGATCATCCACCACATTATAATAACGGTAGTGTGGAATGTATAGAAGCTATTGAAGCTATGCTTACGCCTGATGAGTTTATAGGATACCTAAGAGGTAACTCACTAAAGTATCGCTGGAGATTTAGATACAAGAGTAAACCTATAGAAGACTTACGCAAAGCTCGTTGGTATGAAGAACGGCTGCTTAAGTTCTTGTTGGAGAATCAGGATGTCTTGGGATAGAAAAGCAGAACGAACTGAAAAGTTTAATAAAAGAAAAAAGTCTAAAAATAAAGCACGGACTAAAGGATATAGGCAGTCACAGTTAAAAGAAAAGGATGACGTTGATGACATTAAAAACTGGCAGTATGAATTATTTGGGGATAGAGATTGATTATGATAAAGAAAGTTTACTTACAGAATTTTCTATTCAAACATTAAAAGATAGATACTTTTGGGAAGATGAAGAATATGCTCAAGAAGCTTTTGCAAGGGCCGCTGTATATAGCGCTACTTATCAAGGACACACTGACTTCGATCTTGCACAGCGACTTTATAACTACGCAAGTTCTAATTGGTTCATGTTTAGCACTCCTATCCTTAGCAATGGGGGAACCAAGCGTGGTTTACCTATCTCTTGCTTTCTTAATTATGTTCCTGACTCAAGGCGTGGTCTATCTGATCATTATGACGAGAACATATGGTTGGCTAGTTCAGGTGGAGGCTTGGGTGGATATTGGGGTGATGTTAGGAGTAATGGTGTATCTACTTCTAACGGCAGTGAGTCTACTGGTAGCATTCCATTCATGCATGTTGTAGATAGTCAAATGCTTGCTTTTAACCAAGGTATTAATAGAAGAGGATCTTATGCAGCATATATGGATATTAGTCATCCAGAAATTGAAGAGTTTATTGCAATGCGGAAGACTACTGGAGGTGATCTCAATCGCAAGTGCCTTAACTTGCATAATGGTGTCAGTATATCTGATGAGTTCTTATACTCCGTACAGCACGACTTACCTTGGAGACTTATAGATCCTAAGTCAAAGCAAGCTATAAAAACTTTAGCAGCCAGGGATTTATGGTGGCAGTTAATACACACTAGAGCAGAAACAGGCGAGCCATATATTGTTAACCTTGACCGCTGCAACGAAACCTTACCACAGCAGCAGAAAGACTTAGGACTCAAAGTACGCCAAAGTAATTTATGTTCTGAAATTACCCTACCTACTAGTGAAGAGCGCACAGCAGTTTGCTGCCTGTCCAGTGTTAACCTAGAATACTTTGATGAGTGGAAAGATGATGAGTTATTCATTAGTGACTTAGTTACCATGCTGGATAACACACTAGAACACTTTATTGATAATGCTATACAAACAGTAGGTATTTTAGAACAGTGCGATACTTTACAGGAGTTTAAGTACCATGTTGACTTGGATAAAAAAGGTTTTACAAAAGCCGCTTATAGCGCATATAGAGAACGTGCGATTGGTCTTGGTGCGATGGGCTTTCATTCTTATCTTCAACGTAATGGAATCCCTTTTGAGGGAATGTACGCTGCCAGCTTTAACAATAGAGCCTTTAAACATATCAAAGAAAGAGCTATTGAAGCTAGTGTACAGTTGGCTGGATCTAGGGGTGAAGCTCCTGATATGGTTGGCAGTGGTCGCCGTAACTCACATCTGCTTGCTATTGCTCCTAACGCCAGCAGCAGTATTATATGTGGTGGAACGAGTCCTAGTATTGAGCCTACGAGGGCTAACGTATTTACGCACAAGACTTTAACCGGATCTTTTAAAGTAAAGAATAAGTACTTGGAGAAGTTACTAGATGAGAAAAAGATTAATACTGAAAAGACTTGGAAAGAAATTGCCGCTAATGAAGGATCTGTGGAAACTTTGGAAGCGTTATCTAAAGAAGAGAAAGAAGTCTTTAAAACCGCACCATCTATTAATCAGATATGGGTTATTGAACACGCACTACAAAGACAAAAGTATGTCTGTCAGGCGCAGTCAGTAAACTTATTCTTTATACCACCACCAGCTACAGCAGATCAGGAGGTACATGATGAGTATTTGGAATATATTAATAGCGTACATTGGGCAGGAGCTAACAAACTCAAATCTATGTATTACTTACGCTCTAATGCAGCTAGAAATACAGAGAATGTTAACATTAAAATACCAAGAATTAACTTAGAAGAAGGGGAGTGTTTAAGCTGTGAAGGTTAAATTATTATTTTTATTATTGTTACTACCTGCTTGTGCGTCAGAACGTACGCATAATAATTATTGGGATCAATATAGTCCTAAAAATACAAAGTGCTCAGATTCTTATATAGCCATATGTAGAAAGCATGGAGCTTTTATGATATGTGAATGTAAGAAGAGAACTAGTTATGTCTAAACATCCTATAGAAGATTGTCAATATTATATATGGGAAGAGAATAGGCTTGCGTCTTACGAAAAGTTTAAAGAATTTTACGCTGCAAAAGAAGTAGAAGATACTAAATATAAAAACTTCTGCATTCAACAGTGGGCTGAGTACGCAATAAATTATAACAAACTAGACAAACTTAGTTTTAGAATATGGGTAGCTAGAAACGATAAGGAGCTAAAAGAAAAATGGAAGACCACAAAATAAAAGCACTAAAGAGCATGTACAAAGCTCAGATTATTTGGGCTACTTCAGAGTTTAAAAACTATCTTGAGAATCCAGCAGCCGTAGGAGAGCATACAATGCTTG